GGCTTCGGAGACTTGGGTGCGATACGAGTGACACGCGCACTCGACCCAGATGTCGCACAACTTGTCGAGCCATATCGCCGAATGCGAATGTTCGCATGACCGCAACAGTCACCGAACTCAAAACAGGACTACAAACCCGTCTTGCAACAATCCCGAACCTTCGCGCATTCGCACAGCAACCCGACCAGGTCAACCCTTCACTCGGCGGTATCGCATGGCCGACCTTGGAGTCGATCACCTATCACGGTGCGATGCGGGCAGGTCTGGTCACACATGTGTTCACGGTCAGTGTGATCGTCGGTCGTGCAGCCGAGCGCACAGCACAGAACCTGATGGACACCTATCTGTCTTACGACAGCGGGATTCGTGCAGCGATCGAAGCCGACACATCACTCGGCGGATATGCCCGAACCCTAATAGTTGAAGAAGCATCCAACATCTCGACCGTTGACGCGAACGACACAACCTACCTAACGGTCGACTTCCGTGTCGTAGTGTACGCTTAAACCATGGCAAAGTATCAGGTAGTCGAAGGCTTCACCGTTCTAGGTAAACAATATCCAGCCACTATTGATGGCGCAGATATCGATCATCTAGACTCTCTACTGCAATCGGGTCGCATTGTTCCGGTAGCGGATAAATCAACCTCGAAAGCCGAAACGGCAGGAGATAAATAATCATGGCAAAGTTAGTTCTTACAAATGTAAATGTGACACTCAACGGTACGGACATCACAAGTAACGTGGCTGCTTGTACCTTAAGCACTTCTGCTGCAGAGGTACCAACAACAAATTTCGGTTCAGGTGGCGCAGTAACCCGCGTCGCTGGTCTTATCGACTCATCAGTGACACTCTCGTTGCACAACGACTACAACGCCATTGACGGACTTATCTTGCCATTAGTTGGCTCGACCGCTGTCACGATGATTGTGAAACCAGCAGGCACAGCCGCAGCAAGTGCCACTTCGCCACATTTCACTTTCAGTGTATTGGCAACGGAGTGGTCTGCCGTAAACGGCGCCGTGGGCGAGCTGAACACAGTCGACGTAACGTGGCCAATTAGCGGAACAATCACCAAGAGCGTCTAATAATTCTTAACAAAACAATCAGGAGGTAAGAATGAAAATCAACCTAGAAGTAACAACGCTCGATTCTGTCACCACGAAAGTGACTGCACAGTTCGCCGACTTCATCGCGTTCGAAACCGAAAAGAATCGTTCGGTCGCAAACTTCCAAACAGAACTACGCCTCACCGACATCGCATGGTTGGCGTGGCATGTCGAGAAGCGCACGAAGAAGACCGCGATGAAGTTCGAGGAATGGATTGAGACAGTCGAGAGTGTGGAGGTTGGAACCGAGTCTGCGGTGATCGTCCCTTTGGAGAGTCCTCAGCCCACTGGCTGATCGCATACCTGGCTTGCGAGACACACATCGCACCACATTTACTTCTACAAGAATCGCCTAGGATGCTTTACACGATGCTCGGCTATCTGCGCTGGAAGAGTGTCAAAACCAGTCCACCGCAAAGGATCTAGTGATGGCATTTACAGGCACTAAGTTTTCGGCATTTCCAAACCTGCCAAGCGATACTGGTGCAACTATTGGTAGTGCCGGTCAAGCTGCCGTTCTTGCAAACACCGTCATTGTCAAAGACCTCTACGAAACTCTTCGCAAGTTCGATAGAGCCAGTTACGAGTTCAGCAAAGAATTGCGCAAGGTCGCCTACATAATTGCCAAAGATCTATCAACCGAAGTCCGAATCACAGCAGGTACTGTCAGTCGAGCCAGCCAAGCGATACAGGTCGCCAAAGGATTGCGGGCAAGCAACGACCGCATCCCAACAATCAAACTACGCGGCAACGAATCCTTCGTATCAAAATCTCGTCCGAATAGTAAACGCAAAAGAAAAGTAACTCGTCAAGATGTGTTTTTCGGTGCAGAGTTCGGTGGCGGTCTAACACCCAAAACAAAACAGTTCCTTCGACATCGAGGTCAGTCGGGCTACTTCTTCTGGCCCACCGTCCGCAAGCGCAAGAACGCAATAGCCAAAGAATACCTAGAAGGCATAGACCGTGTGGTCAAAGAACTAGGTCTTTGATACTTGCAATCGGCTCAGGATTCGCTAACCTGATAGTCGGAGGTTCTGCACAATGTTTGAAGTCGTCGGGTTCCCATCGGTCAAATCCATCTACCCAAAGACCATCGCTGAATCATGGATGGAGTTTGCAACCATGCTCGGCAACCATCAAGAACGCGAGCAGAAGTCTGACGGCAAGTTATATTCGCCAGTCACATACCGTGAACACACAACTCGTGGCAACCGCAATGTGTCGCACATCTGGGCGTTGGTCGCAGACTTAGACGGTGAAGCATTCGAGCAGGCTGATCTCGGATCGTATATACACTTTGCCTACACAACCTGGTCACATCGTGACAACGATCCACACTGGCATGTTGTCGTTCCATTCGAGCAGGCTGTGCCAGTACAGAACTGGGAAGAAGTCTGGTATGAGACACATGAGCGTCTTCGTCTCAAAGGTGACCCAGCAACCAAAGACCCAGCCCGCATCTTCTATCTGCCACAGCACGAAGCTGGTCAACCATTTCGCACACATCATTCAGGTTGGCGATTCCTTGACCCGACGATCACAGACATCGCAGCACCGACACGCACATTCTCTACACCGAACATTCGCTCAACTCGTCAACCGCGTCGCGGTAATCCGATGCGATGTGTTCTTGACCCGAAGTGGTGGAGCGCACCGATTGACATGTCGCAATACGATGGCATGACACAGTCAGAGATACATAAAGACATGCAACGCGAGTGGGCTGAACTGCGTAAACGGATGTCCGCTAACTGAGTAGAATTGCGTTCACCATGGCAGGTGAGCGCATCTTCAAAGTTCAGATTCTCGGCAACGCCGATGGTGCTATCACGGCGTTCAAGAAACTTGCAAAAGAAGGAACAGACGCCTTTGAGAAGGTCCAGTCCATTGGCGGCAAACTAGGTTCCGCATTTGATGTAGTTCAGAAGGGTGCGTTGATTGCGCTCGGCGCGTTGACCGCGGTCGGTGGCGCAGCACTTGGAGCGGTCGCCGCAGCAGCAGCCGACGAAGCATCACAGAAAAGTCTCGAAGCACAGTTGATCCGTTCAGCCGGTGCAACCAACGCACAAGTTGCAGCAACAGAAGCGTTCATTGAGCAGGCGATGTTGGCGACTGGTATCGCCGACGACGAACTCCGACCAGCGTTCGGCAACCTTGCCCGTGCCACAGGTGATCTAGAAAAATCTCAGCGTCTGTTCACGCTCGCGCTCGACATTAGCGCCAGCACAGGCCGCGACCTAGAGGCTGTTACCTTAGGTCTCGGCCGTGCGGCGACGGGCAACATTGGCGCCCTCACTCGACTCGGCATCCCACTCGACGAGAACACCAAGAAAACAAAAGACTTCGGTGCTGCGCTCTTAACTTTGGAACAGCAATTCGGTGGTGCAGCCGCAGTCGCAGCCGACACATTCTCTGGACGAGTAAAGATATTGAAAACATCACTCGGTGAAGTGGTTGAGGAGATCGGCTTCGCACTTCTCCCAACCGCCGAACGATTGGTTGAGTTCTTGCAGAAACGACTTCTGCCTGCATTGCAAGCCGCCGCTGACGGATTCCGAGAAGAAGGATTGAGCGGTGCTTTGAAATACTTCTTGGCTGCACTCGGACCGTTCGGTGTCAAAGTAATCGACACCATTGAAGCAATATCTTTATCGGTCATCACACTCGGCGGACACCTCGATGTTGTCGCTGCGATCATCGCCGCAGGCGCATTCGTCGCCCAACCAAGCAAAGCATTAGACATCTTCAACGGAATCTTGGATCGTTCCAACAACGCCGCATCGAATGCATCAGCGAAGTTTGATGCATTGCGACTATCAATTATCAACACAGGCAACGCACTCAACTTCGCGAACAACCAGATCTCACCTCTCATTGATCAGACTGATCGCATCGGTCAGAAGGTTCTGCCGAAAGCCAAAGAATCCACCGACGACTTCAATGAGGCTTTGAAGAAGGTTGGTGGCAGTGGCGGTTCGGCACCGAAAGTCAAGAAGGCTGTGGAGGATGTAGCCAAATCAGTTGAAGCAACAGTCAATGTGTTTGACGAACTTTCTAAAGCATTGAAGACTGTGACATCCCAACAGAAGTCGTTTGATGCGGCACAGAAGTCCTCGCTGAATGCAAAGAAACAACTAGCGAAATCGGATCTCAGTCTTGCCGACGCACAAGCGCAGTTCAACCAGGCCGTCCAAGGATTCGGTGCAGATTCTGCGCAAGCCAAAGATGCACAAAAGAAACTCAGCATCGCCAATCGCGCGGTCGCCCAAGCAGGCTTCCGAGTAGAGGACTCAATCTTTGCTGTTCAAGACGCCGAGAAAAAACTTGCTGAAACCCGCGCAGATCCCGACTCGAACCCACGAATGATTCGTGAAGCTGAGATCGCTTTGGAAGAAGCAAAACTTCGAGTCGTTGAAGCGATCGAAGCCGAAGATGAAGCGACATTGGCTCGAACAGAATCACAAGTCAAATTGAACGAAGTCATCAACGGTGCGATAGTCGGATCAGTAGTTTACGATTCACTTCTCAAAGAACTTAACGAGGCAAAAGATGCACAGACTGAGGCGTCAGAGCGTGCGACTGAAGCGATTCAGAATGAGACTGATGCGTTCAATGATCTTGCCGAAGCGATCCGCAATGCAGCTATCGCTCAAGGCAACATCCCTGTCGCAGTAGCACCAGTGTTCCGACCAGAAGAAATTGATAAAGGATTCTCTTTGCCAACTTTGCCGACCGTACCAGCACCAGCGGGCGCGATCAGTAGCGCAACACAAGTTCCAAGTGGCGGCACTCAGATCATCGTGAACACGGGTGTTGGCACGAACGGTATCGAGGCTGGTCGGCAGATCGTGCAACTGTTGCAGCAGTACACGGCGGTTGATGCGTTCGCGATCGACAAACTTGGCTTCGCGCCAAGAAGGTAATCATGCCTAAGACTTTGAAGTGGGGTCAAGAGTATTCGGTTCTGCTCGATGTTGGTGCGATCGCTAACGCATTCATTCTTGACACATCAACTTTGAACGGCACAGATGTGTTGGATGGTTCAACCGACTTCGTTGATGCAACCGAATATGTTTTGTCGGTTGCGATCCAGCGTGGTCGCGGCAATCAACTAGACCAGTTCTCACCTGGCACTTGTCGAGTGTTGGCTGACGACCGTGCATCAGGCCGACTGTTCGACCCAGCGAACACCGCATCAACTTACTATCAAGGCAACTTCGACCTGGCGCCAAGACGCGCAATCAAGATCCTTGCCGGCACAGCCGAACTGTTCGTCGGCGCAATCACCGACCTTGACATCACCTACGAGATGCCGAACCTGTCGTTCGCATCCATTGTGTCGGCGGACGGATTGTATGAACTGTCACGCACCGCAATCACCGCCTTCACACCATCATCACAACTCACCTCCGCTCGTGTATCGGCGATCTTGGATCGACCAGAGGTGAACTTCTCTACAGCGTTACGAGACATCTCAACGGGTATCGCGACCTGCGGCACGGTTGCCTACTCGGACAACACGAACACTCTTGGTGCGTTGCAAGCGGTTGCGATCGCTGAGGATGGTCGGTTGTTCGCGAACCGTCGCAACCAGATTGTGTTCGATCCGAGAATCTCGTTCACCTTCTCAACCGCTATCGCATCGTTCGGTGGTACGGCATCAAACGAGATTCCTATCTTGGCGATTGGTGTCGCATACGGTCAAGAAACATTGTTCAATCGTGTGCAGATAGATGTCGATGGTGCGCCGACAGGTTCAATCGCATCTGACTCGGCAAGTCAAACACAGTACGGTGTGCAAACCTTGTCGTTCTCACAGGTGCCATTGGTGGATGAGGCTGCAGGTACAGCGTTGGCGACGAACCTTCTCAATAAATACAAGGAACCGAAGATTCGCTTTGATGAGATCTCGACGAGTTTGAATGCTTGTGGTTCGGCTTTGTGGCCGACCGTGCTGACACTCGATGTCGGCGATGTCATCTCAGTCACCAAGACCTACACGACAGGACTCCCACTCAGCCGCACCGAATCTGTGTTCATCGAATCGGTAACGCACGACATCACACCGTCCGATCATCGGATAAGATTCGGTTTAGGTCAGGCACAACTCTTGACCGCATTTATACTTGACACAAGCCAACTTGACGATGTTGATGTTGGACTAGGATAGGAGCAATATGGCAACGAGACCGAGTTTCAC